TTAATTCCGCCAACAGGTCAAGTTATGCTCATCTACGTAAGCCTTGGCTTCTGAGTATGAGTCAAACTCTACTGCGGTGGCATTCACCGATGGGAATACCTCAGCATTGTCACCTTCCTCTGTCAGAGGGAACACCATTTTGGTTCCCTCATGTACTACCTTATACTTCTTTGTTAACTTATTCATATCTTGATTTATTTTATAACTGATTATAATTTATCCTACATTTGGTTGTGCATCATTTATCCAAATTGTAAAGCCCTTAGCTTGGAGAGCAGCAACTGCTGCATCAGATGCTGATGTGCGATTGCCTCTTAAAATAAAGGCAATAGACGTATCTGTATTCTGGCAATTTGCTTGATTGATGAGCATAGCATCAATATCATCGCCAAAGTCTGCACCTCCACTGAATACACATATCTTTGCTGAACTAGGTCTAGTTCCCTTCCATGAAAACTTGTTAGGTCTACTTGTAACATCAACATATGATATAGTAGGACTCAATTTACTCAAGTCACCATAAATCTGTGATACTGCATATCCTGCCCATATTGTGTTTAATTTAGAGAAGTTTGAATTAAATACAGACAAGTCTCCACTGGCATACATAGGTAATGAAACATCGAGAGTGAGGTTTGTAAACTTGGCAAACTCACTGAGGTCACAAGTAATGCTATCTCCTAACAATCTCAAATATTGAATGGATGTTTGCAAGCCTATGTCTGACAATTTACCAACAAGGTCTGGGCAGTTTTCACATTGGAAGGTATTGATGTCTGCATTCTTCAAGTTGACAGCATCACCCTTCAACAAGCCATTGCAGTTATAGAAACCACCATTTGGCTTCTTGTACTTCAAGTACTCTGTATCAATGGTACACTTTCTGTCGTTTTTACACGTTATATTGATAATGCCATACTTGTTAGTCAATATCAACTTTGAACCAGCACTACATGTGAAACTTTCAGAGTTATTCTTTGTTGTACCAAGATTATTACCTGCATCATCGGTAAAGTAGCCATTAAGCACTCTACCGTCATGCACTTCATTAAAAGTGATTGTTGTCTTGTCTATAAAATCAACAACAAATTCCCCTAATTTTAAGAGAGTTTGGTCAGATACAACTCCCTTTAATTTTGTAACTAAACACTTTCCCATATTAATATTTATTTATATGAATAATAATTATCTAAAAATGCAATTCTCTTTACAAGCCAGTTATACACACGCTGTGGAGAATTATAGAATCCAAACACTTTAGGTGCTTTGTCATACGTTCCTGATAATGGAGGAACACCTGTTACGGTTTCCTTCGCCCTAAAAGTCATACCTAGATAAGAGCAAAGATTTCCTTCATTATACTCCGTTATCTCTGAATATGCAGCTTGCGTTGCATTTACATCAGCAAGTTCCCACTGGCTATTTAACTTGCTATCTCTATATGAAGGAGTTTCATTATAGATTTCAAATTCTTTTTTTAAATTGTCATACCCTACAGAAGCAAGCCACTTATTTAGCAATCCAACAATATTGTTTGCATCAAATATCTTCAAATCTCTCAATTCTTTGTATCTGGCAGACAATTCTTCTTTATATACTTTCATAAAAGAGTACAATCCTGTATCTAATGCGTTTATTGTATCAGAATGAGGAATTGTTGCTGTTCCATTCCAGTGATTGCCAAAGATTGAATCCATGTCGTAAGCATTTGGACACCATTTCTTGCCGTTTAGGGTAAGCCAAATCCAGTTTTTTCTTAATCCGTCATGATGGAAGGTAACTTGTGTCAGCAGCATGTAGTCTATTGTTGGATTGATAAGGAGATACTTAGCATAAGTCTCTTTTGTGTCTGACGCTTTTACTGCTGCACCTAGACCTGATAAGTTCTGAATATATGACTTTACGGTCTTACTCAGTTTATCAGTATTAGATAATTCTTTCGGATTGTCTCCATCATATTTATTGCCATTAATGTCAATAAGAGACTTTGGATTTCTCACCTCAAAAGCTCCCCAATTTATAGTACCCCCAAACAAAGTGTCTGCGGCAATTTCACCATCGAGAATTATATTTTCTGCTGTTTTTTTATTGCAATTATAAACTTCCTTTGACTTCTTTAAGTTCCATGTATAGATACCCATATAAGTTTCCTCTTCTGTTTTAGAGTTAACCCATGTGATGATGATAGGAAATCCATCAGGATGGCATTTCGCACCATTAAAGAAGTCTTTCTTTACGTCCCCATAACCTTCTATATCACTATTATTTGAATAGCTATACTCATACGGATATTGCTGTCCTAGAGGACGTGATTTATACACTTGCTCCATCAGCCAGTAACCAACAATACACTGACCTCTGAAAGCGTCAATATAGTACTTCTTCAAATGGAAGCTATCTTGTGTAGGAAAATCTCCAAACTTAATCTCGCTGTCATCATTAATATCAATAGCCATATTCTTTACATAGTATGACATAGAAGAACTGCCTTGTGCATTTAAGATAACTGGTTTTTTGAAATAATTTCCATCCTTATCATTATACTCAATCTCAGCTTCTATATCATCCTGCTTCGTTATAGGTAACTTAGGAGCATAGATTCTTACTTGTGCGGCAATTCTAGGAATAGGAAGTTCTATATGGCTATCCTTGCTGAAATCAGATGGATTTTCCATTTTGATACCAGCAGACTTGAAGGCTTCATTAATCTCTTTAGCTGCTTCATCAGATAGTTCTAAGTGATTAGCTGAAATCTTATGTTCATGACGAGTACCTTCTGAATCTCTATAGCCAAGAACCTTATTTTCTGCATCTGTTGTAATTTCTGTTCTTCCCTCTGGGTCTTCAATGTGCTCAAATTCTGTTGGAATAGTCTCAGACTTTACCTTATAGAGATAATGGCTACCATCAGGGGCAGTATACCCAATCACCTTACCCTCGGCATCTTTCTCTACTGAAAGATATTCCTTGTTCTCTATTGTGGAAAGATGGGCTGTACGCTCTTTGATGTCAGCTATATCAATAAGAGCATTGGCAACAAAGGTGCTAATGTCTATACCTCCAACAATCATGTGACCATCATCTGCACGGAAGCCACCAAGAAGCTTGTCTTCTGCATCAATGATAGCATAAAGCCATTCCTCATTGGTTATTACAGAATACATTTCATGGTTAGGGAAGTACGGATTTCCATCATACTTGATTCCTGCAAGTGTTCTATTTTCTGCATCTACCACTGCTATGATATACTCATCATTGGAGATATAAAAGAAGCTGTCTGCAACTTCTACATTAATTAAACCCTTGCCATCTTCTTTTGGCTGAAAGGTTTTGAGGGTTTCATCAATGCTTGAAAGAACTTCCTTAATAGCCTTAATATCATCAAGCCACTGAGCCTTGGCTGCCCAACAAGTGCCATCTTGCTGAATACCAAGAAGAGGATGATTTGCAGTGTCAAGAATAACCCAAAGGAACTCCTCACTATGAGATATGTGATACATATCATTTTGAGGATAGTACGGCTTGCCAGTTGCTCTGTAGATACCAAAGAGAACCTTATCCTCAGAATCTACTACTCCTATGATAAACTCCTCATTTTCGATTACTCTAAAGCACTCCTTTACTTCATCTTCAATTAGAGACTTGCCTTCTTCTTTATCTACCTTTGTGTCTTGAAGATTCTTGATGTCTTCTCCTAACTTGGTGCTGATATTATTGAGATTTGCAAGGATGCTTGTCAGAGTCTGAGTATTATCAATACTAGCAAAGAAGTTCTTCAACTCCTTCAATGTGTCAATAGCACTTGTAGTATCATCATCACCCAAGATAGTGGTAATCTTATCAGCCAATAGATTTACTTGTGACTGCAATCTGTCCTCTACTGCACTTGTCTTACCAAATACTGGAGTACCATCCCACTGAAAACCGAAGAGAAGTTTGTCTTCTGCATCCACCTTGGCAAAGATGAACTCTTCATTCTGAATGTAGCGGAAAGGAGTTTCTACTACCGCTTCTTCCTCATCCTTGATAGCTGTTTTGTCTACAACCTCATCCACTGCACTTTGGATATTGATTGCGGTAAGTTTTGACTTCTCATTATTATAAGTAACAGCAGTAGCCTGACTTGCACCACCAGTAGCAGCAATATCCTTGATGGTTTCTTCCATCTGAGTACTGCGAGTCTGCAATAATGAAATGTCTTCATCGTTGGCGGTGATTTGCTGCTGCTTATCATCTAGCTGTCTCTGATGTTTTTTCAGTGTATCATCTACGTTCTGAATGGTTTCTACCAAATTCTCAGGAAGACCAGTAGCTGCATTAATAGTCTGGCGAAGCTCTGGGTCTAACTTCTCTACACCGATGGTGTTGTCTTTCAACTTGTCTTTGGTGATGGAGTTCTCTGCCAACTTCTCGTTGGTGATACTTCCATCCTCCAGTTTCTCGTTGCTGACAGAACCATCTTGGAGGTTGGAGTTACCAACAGAATCAGCAGCCATCTTTTCGTTGGTGATAGCACCATCCTTGATTTGCTGAGTTGTTAACTCATCAGTGACGTTGACCTTCTTGTCGAGTGATTCCTTGACGGATTCTCCCGATTCCTCGTCTTTGACGTACTTTGAATATGTCAGAGTCTGGTCTTTGCGCCCACTTACAAGGATGCTGTTGTATTTTTTCTTTTCTGCCATATTATTCTTTTAGTTTAATTTGATATTCGTTATCATCCCCTGCTACAAGTTCGTCTGACCAATAATAGTAGAGGTCACCTAGCTTTGTGGTGTTCATTGAAGTCTCAAAACCGCATTGGTTGAAGATGAGCGGCTGGCGGCTTGCAAACCAGATGTATGGTTTCTCTTCCGTGGTTTCGATTGTGAGAGTCTGACCGACAAGAGTACCAGCCAACAGAGTGAGGTCTTCCATATTCAACTCGCTCATGTTCTTGGCTGACGAAGCTCCATAATAGCTTGCCTTGACGGTTCCGCTTGCCGTGATTGTGACATATCCTGATACGGCTGGGATGAAGACCTTGTGGGTGTTGCTGTTGTAATATTCAGCAGTAACGTCCTTTCCGTCCATGATAACCTTTACCTGACCGATACTGAAACCTTCTATAGGCATGAACTGAGCTTCCAGTTTCTTTCCGTTGCTGATAGTTCCGTTAATTACGAAGTTCTCCTGATTCTCCACCATTTGAGTTTCGCCATTGATGGTATAGCTGAACTTAGCGTTATCAACGATGAAAGAAATAGGGCAAGTAGACTGATTCTCGGTCACGATGTAGTAGCGGAGGTTGAATAAGCCAGTATGCTCTCCTTCCGTAACACCGATAGGAACATTACTCATAGAGTTGTGTTCTACGATTCTCAGAAGGTTCCGTTCTATGCTGACCATTTCGCTGCCATCATACTTCCATGATACCCTGACGTTGTAGTTGCCATAATCAAGGGTGGAAGGAATGTCGCATATCAGTACGTTGCCTTGGATTCCTGCTACTTGTACTGGAACAGAAATTGTATTGCAGAAACAGCCTGACAACTCAACATTGATGTCGGTAGCAAGATTCATATCGAAGTCAACGAGTCGCTGGAACTCTTTCGATACGTCCATCTTCCGCACCAAGATGTGGAGTTTGAAACTATTTCCTTGTACTATTTTATAAATCATATTTTGATACACATTATTAATAATAGGCAAAGATAGGCAGAATTTTCTCCACCTATCTTTTATCCGTTTATTTAGGGCAGAAAAATTTTAGATTAAGCCCTTCCATCTGAGAAATTTGCGCTTGCGGCTGCGCTTCCCCTTCTCACTCTTGCAGTTGGTATGGTAGACACAATCCTTGAAGAGGTCTCTGACCTTCATGTCGTTGTCTATCAGTTTGGTCTTCTTGAATGCCTCGAAGAGTGGGCGGTTCATAATCATGAGGTTACCCTTCTGCGTAGGAAGGACGTAGAAGATTTCACCATTGTTCTTCTTGGATGCGTAGTCTGCCTTAGCCGTAGCTTGGCGGTACATGATTTCGCACTTGATGCGCTTGAAAATCTTTGTTACTTTCATAATCGTAATTATTAATTTGAAATTATATGATGGTTGCTGCCGAAACAGAAACCTTTCTTCTCATTACTCTTGCCTGAATGGAAATCATCTTAGGCATTTCCATTTCGTTGAAACAGATGTGGAGTCCGATGGCTCTGGTCATGAGCAAATCATCGTGCTTTCCGTCTGCTGCCTCATATACGGTTCCGTTCTTCTCGTAGGTGAGATATTCATCTAAGCATCTATCGTCTCGCTCTACATAGAGTTGTTCACGGATAACCTGAACCAATACTGAGATAACCATTGGCTTGGTTGCCACGTTGGTATGGAATCCGTACTTCACTGGAACCTTATTCTTGATGTCTGATTCGCTCTGCTTGCGTGCATAGAGATTGTCGTATACGTCCTTAATTTGATTCAGGATGAACTCAGACTGGTCACCACCTTCCAATATGTGCTCCTTGTCTTTCGTCTCCAAGGTGTTGGATTCTATGACCAATAGAGCATCGTTGTAGTATTTGGCTATCTGAGCCGCCTTCCATGCCAGCAAGTCCATATCAATATGCCCATACCATTGGGCTACCACATACGGCTTGCCACCTTCCATCATCCAATAGCGGTCGAAGACACAGATAACAGACCAGTCGGCATTCTTGCTACGTCCACCAATATCCACTACGACCAGATAGCGGTTTATCACCTTGCAATCATCAAAGGTCTCAGGCTTGCTCCATATCCACAACTGCCCCTGCTTGTCTTCACAGAACCGTACATTCTGCATACACTTCTTGCCTTTGTAGCCATCACCATAAACATCACCGATGAATTTAGGTGCTCGGCATCCCTTGCGGAATTTGTCAACCTTGTCTTCGGCAAACACCTTGGCTCCTGAATGCTTGAATGCTTCAATATCATCGGTAGGGTAGCCAGCAGCCATATCAGCATGGTCGGTGAACTTCCTTCGCTCTGCCATATACCAGTTGATAGCTTCGAGTGGAGCACCCAGTGTCCATAACTTCCAAAGATAGGTACATGGCTCCTCTCGGTCGGACATCGTATTGGTATTGTTGCGGTTCTCGTATAGCCATTTGGCAAACTCTACCTTCTGTTTCTTGCTTTCAAATTCAAGATGATACATATCGTATATCTCGTACCAAGGAACAAAGAACGGCTCAAACTGAGATTCTCCCTTGACTGCTGCAAGCCACTCCTTGTGGAAGAAGTTGCCAGTACCATTGGCTGTGGATTCATAGGCAATCATCGTGTATGGTCGGTACAAGATACCATTGGTAGCATTCTGTACTACCTCCTCAGGAGATTTACCATCCGTCTTTTTCCACAAACCAACCTCGGAAAGGTGTACCAAGTTGTAGTCTTCACCATTGGCTGATAGTGGTCGTTCCATGGAACCAACCTTAATCTTGCAGAATCGCTGAGGAACCTTCTTTACATTACCTGATGTTCCTACTCCAACAAACTTCGGCTCGTTCTCAGAGAATGCTTCTCCCATTTCGTAGAGGAACTTGGTAGGAAAGTTTTTCAGAGCTTCCTCGAACATACCACGGATGGTCTCTGCTGTGTCCTTGACCTGAGCCACGATGAGCGAGTTGAGACCCTTCTGCCACATGAGTTGCAGCCAGAGGAAGTACATCTGAATAACCGTAGAACCTCCCCATTGTCGGGCTTTCAGCAGGATGAGTCGGATAGGGCGATTCTTCTTTCTTCGCTCCTCCAGCCACCTGAGCAGTCTGCGCTGCGGTCTTCTGAGCACAAAGCGAAAGGGGAGACCTCCACCTTTCGGTTTGATATAGATGAATGTGGCAAAGAAGAAGAAAGGGTCGTGTTTCATTCTGATGCGAGTGAACTGCTCTACCAGTTGCTCAATTTCTTCCTCTAGGTTGTATGGCTCGTCTATATCCTTGTGCAGTTCCTCGATTACCGCCTTGCAGCTACCAAACTCGATGAGCATCTTGACGAGCGGAATCTTCTTCATCGAAACTGGAAGCTGCTGTCTCTGAATCGGGAAATCAGGAAGGAAGAGCAGGAAACGCTTATCTCCACAACCTTCACCCTTGATAGGATTGAATGGCGTGTTGATTTCCTTGATTCGTTTCTCGTTCTCTTTCAGGATGCCAAGCACATGTTTGTCTACAGCATCAGTCAGTTTTGTGGTTACTTGTCTTGGCATAGCGGTGCATTTAGATAACCCCACAACAGACCAAGTACATAGCAATAGATGTGGACTCCAACTGCCATGCAAGGGAAGAAGATTCCAACACAGATATATAGGAGAATGGTGAGATTGTATCTTACCTTATTCTCCACGTATGGGGCAATAAAGCCCATGTAAGCATAGATAAATCCGCTAAGACCGATAATTGGTACGGATGAGGTGAAGGGATAGCTGATGGCTATAAGATAGAATGCCACCAAGTGACCGATGCCACAAGGGATGGCTCGGTAGCATTGATGGAAAACATAAAGGTTGATGGCAGCATGAAAGATGTTCTGATGAAAGAAAGGGTAGCTTAGTCGGTTCTGAATAGAACAATCGTCAAAGAGACCCATGCCATCATATCCAAGAAAAGTGATACACATTATTATAATGTACCCAGCATAAAGCGCAATCTTCTCTTTCGTCTCTCGTAGCATCTTTGCTTCTCCTCCTTTCTCACCCTGCTAAGAATTACGTGTATGCTTTGAGGAGTCAAATAGAAACTGGGTGCTTTTTCAGCACATACACGTTTGATAATATCCATATTACTGAGATATGGCTCATTACTCTTATGAATCTGGAATCGTCTGAAAATCTCCTGATACATTTCCTTTCGGGTAGGAATCATGTTATCAAGAGGTTTTCCTTTCAGTAAGTCTAATATGACTATATAAGCACGGTCTTCTGAAACCCAAAATCTTCTGCTCGGAGATTGGGCTAGCTTTTCCTCAATCTCTGAGAGTCTGATATTGTCTCTTACATTAATAATTTCTTTGTAAGCCCTCAATAAATCAGCATCACGTTCCTCTATAAAATAGCATCGTGAATCCTTATATTTCATATCTGACCCTGCAAATATACAAAAAAGTATTGAATTAGTCGCATCCGATTAGACTAAATTAACGGATAAAAGATGAAAATCGGAAAAAAGCATTAATTTTGGGCATTGATTTATAAATATACACATATATATATGGACGAAAATACAAATATTGAGCAGAATGCTGGTGCTGCAAAACAGCAAGATATCAAGACCAAGAGAGACTTGGCTTTGGAGAGATTGAAGACCCGCCATCCTGATACGGAGTATGCGGATGATGAGTCTATCTATGGAGCCATCAATGATGATTATGATGCCGACCAGAAGGCTTTGCAGGGTTACAAGGATAACGAAAAGGCGATGGGCGATTGGCTGGGTAGTGACCCTGAGGCGGCTACCTTCCTACAAGCGATGAAGGCTGGCAAGAGTCCTTACGCTGAGTTGATTCGTACACATGGTGAGGATGCCATTGATTACTATTCAGACCCTGACAATGCGGACGAAATTGCATCGGCTCAGTCGGAGTTCTTGCAGAATGCTGCCAACGGCAAGAAGTTGCAGGAGGAGTATGACAAGAATATGCCTTCCAGCTATGAGGTATTCGACAAGTTGGAAGAGAAGTATGGCGAGGAAGCTGTGAATGATGCAATTGACCAGTGCTTTCGTACTATGCGCAATGTGGTGACTGGCAAGTTTACAGAGGAAATGATTACTGCTTTCATCAAGGCTAAGAACCATGATACTGATGTGGCTGATGCTGCCCATGAAGGTGAGGTTCGTGGCAAGAACAGCAAGCACGTCAAGAACCTTGAACTGAGAAAGAAGGGTGATGGTACTGCCGACCTTGATTCTGCCAATGCGGAGACCAAGCCTACGGATAATCAGCCTGACCTTGGTGCTGTTGGTAGAATATCACGTAGGGGTAATATCTGGCAGCGTGGCAACGAGAAGAGAACACACATTCGATAATGAGAAAAGGTAAAAAGATAATATATAATGTTTAATTAATTTAGGATAACAATGAAGAAAAGTACATTTAATCGGCTGCTTTCCGTCTTCCTGATGGTTATGGCAGTTATTTTTGGAGTGAATGGTCAGGTTATCATGGCTGAGGCGGCTCTGCCTGATGGCGGTACTACCGAGAGTGGTCATGCTGCGGAAGCTGGTGGTGCTACTGCTGCCGATGATGCTGGCAATGGTGGTGCGGCTCGTCAGGATGATGGTATCGCTACTGAGGGAAAAGGTCGTGAGCACTTTAACGAGAATGGTACGGAGTTCTATGAGAACGACATCAACGACAAGATTACCAAGATTCGTCCGATGGCTACTCCAGTTGACCAGATTTCACGCTATGCGACAACCAAGTCTGCTAGTTCGTTTGTAGTTGAGTATTGGAGTATCGGTACACGTCCTATCAAGACAACCGTCAAGGAGGATACCACGAAGAGTACTGGTACATCTATGGTATTGAAGGTAGAAGACCCTGAAATGTTTACTTTGGATGATACCATCCGAGTGGTGGGTGTGAAGGCTATTACCAACTATAAGGGTGTTGCCTATTCAACAATTACAGATGCTCCTACTCCTGATTTGGAACTTTGCGTTTGCGGTAAAGATACAGAGGGTTATCCTATTGTGTATGCTGTAAATGGTGAGTTGGTCAGCAAGCAGGCTATCGGCATTCCTGTTTTGAAGAAGGGTCAGGTACTTATCCGTATGGCTAAGAGTTGCGGTGAGTTGGATGTACAGACAGGTCGTTTCAACAACCTTCCTGATTCTGAGATTCAGTACTGCCAGAACTTCATGATTCAGGTAGAGGAGAGTACCTTTAATAAGATTGCAGCTAAGCGAGTAGACTGGGATTTCTCTGACATCGAGGAGGATAGTATCTATGATATGCGTCTTGCGATGGAAGGTACTTATCTCTTCGGTGATATGGCTTGTATCAAGCATACTACCAAGAACAACTCTGCCCAGTGGTTTACCAAGGGTATTTGGTGGATGGCTGGTAAGGATATTGAGGTAGGTCATGTTGCTACTGCTGACGATATTAAGAAGGGCTACGGCAAGAATGAACGAGTGATTACTGATTTGGAGTTGGTTGACATTTCAAAAGACTTGTTTGTTGGTACTGGTATCGGCAACAAGCGCAAGGTGATTATCGCTGGTTCAGATTTCGTGAGCGCATTCAGTAAGATTGATTCTGACAAGTTCCGCTTGAAGGACACCGTTGAGGTTTGGGACTTGAAGTTCAAGAGTTGGGAGACTGACTTCGGTGAGGTGTTGATGATTCACTCTGAGTTGTTTGACATCTTCGGCATGAGCGACTGCGGCTTTGCCCTTGACCCTGAGTTCTTGGTTAAGCGAGTACACTTGTCTTGGACTCGAAACGTGCTCGACTTGAAGAAGGCTGGCATCCGTAACACCGATGCAGTAGTTATTCAGGAGGTAGCTTGTCTGTACTTGAAGTACCCTAAGGCACACGCTCGTATGCGCCTTGCTGCGGTTCCTGCAACAGATATCCTTTCTGATACAGAGGAAACCAAGGCTGCTGCCTAAAAGCAAGTAGAATTGCAATTTATTCATCAAATAGTGAGGGGTGTGGGCACTAGCCCCATCCCTTTTTTAGTAACACATATATATAATAAGGTATAATCATGTTTAATAAATATCAAGCAGGTACTGATTTGGCTTTCAGCGTTATGGTAGGTAACGAGCGGATGCGTATTGTTTTTGAGGGTAAGACCATGGGCAGTAGTGTCTATATGACAAGAGACCCTAAGGTACAGAAGGCTATCGAGTCTCATTATTGGTTCAAAGACAAGTTCTTCTTGGCAGAGAGTATTGACGAGAAGAAGGAAGCTGCTGAGGTAAAGAAGAAGGCTGCTGCCAAGACCAAGAAGAAGGTGGCTGACGAGAAGAAGACCCACAGCGTTACAGACTTTGAGGATGCCAAGGATTATCTGGCTGAGACCTTCGGTGTGAGTCGTTCCAAGATGAAGACCAAGGAAGACATCTTGGCGATTGCTAAAGAAAATGGTGTTGAACTAGAGGGTTTAGAGTAATGGTAGAATATGCTGTATCTGATTTAGTGAAAGAGGTGAAGGTGCTCTTGGATAGAAACCAAGAGTCTGCTGGTTTGCTGGCTCCTAGCGATTCTGATACACTCTCGCAAGCAGAACTTATTGAGAGTAAAATCGTAGATGCAGCAAGAATCATTCTTTCGGATGCTCCTGAGGTGGAAGGTACTTCGTGTAAGAATGCTGTAACGTGGACGGATAGCAACGGCTATTACGTGGGTAAGATGGTCTTGCCTACCGATATGCTGAGAATACTTTCTGTGAAGGCAGAAGGCTGGAACCGTCCTGCTGAAATCATTTCAGAGAGTGATGATGCCTACAAGTATCAGAACTGCAAATATGGAGTTAGGGGAAATCCTGAGCGACCGATTGCGGCTATCGTGCATACGGCTAACGGCAAGAGTATCGAACTATATACCAGCACAAAGCAGGATGCTACGTTGGCATTCATCTATGTTCAGGTTCCATCTATCACTACCGAACAGAAAATCAGTCTGCCTTCCGTCCTGAAAGATTCTATTCTTTACATGGCTGGCTATCTCACTTGTGTCAGCCTTGGCGATACCGATACTGCAAGCGGATTCCTTGGAGTGGCTAGAAAGTTGGCACATATTGTTGAACCTACAACATCATAAATTATGGCAAAGAAGAAAGAAGAAACCAAACTGCTATCGTTGAGTAGGGTACTTGACAAGGAAGAACTGGATAGCGTGAAGGCATCCAAGAACCGATTTGACAAGCCTTACGAGCGTGCCTTCTCTATCTTGCTGGAGGCTCAACGATACTATAACAACATGGATAACTTCCGAAAGAGAAGATTACGAAACAAGCGATACTGCTATGGAGACCAGTGGGGAGATACCATTGAGTTCAAAAGCAAGTGTGGTTTTACTAAGCGTATCAGGGAGGAAGATTATATCCGTGAGCAGGGTAGCGAACCATTGAAGAACAACCTTATCCGTAGGTTGGTGAAGAATGTGCTGGGTGTATATCGCTCCCAGAGCAAGGAACCTACCTGCAATGCCAGAGATAAGGATGAGAAACGATATGGTGAGACCATGAGCGTGGTGCTGCAATGTAACCGACAACTGAACCGAGAGACGGAACTGGATGCACGAACCATGGAAGAGTTCCTGATAAGCAGTGCTGCTATCTATAAGAAAAAGTATGGATGGCGAAGAGGCAGGTTGGATTGCTGGACTGACTACGTGAATCCGAACAATTTCTTCATAGACAACAATATGAGGGATTTCCGTGGTTGGGACGTGAGTTGTTTGGGTGAGGTGCATGACATTACCATCGGCAACGTGCTGAGAGAGTTTGCCAAGTCTCCTGCTGAGGCTCGTAAGTTGAAGGAGATATACCGGTTAGCGGCTAACCGAGATTTCGTGATTGCAGACTGCACTCAGCGATTCGGTGAGTTCGACCCTAAGACTATCGACTTTATGAATCCTGCCAACCCTTCGCTCTGCCGAGTGATTGAGGTTTGGCGCAAGGAGAGTAAGCCAAGGTACCGATGCCACGACTACAACAATGGCGATGATTTCAAGATTGATATTGAGGATAAGGCTGATATTGTAGATGCAGAGAACAGAGACAGAATCAGGCGAGGTATGGCTGCTGGCATGCTGGAAGAGGATATTCCTCTGATTGATGCCGAGTGGTTTATGGATGATTACTGGCATTTCTACTATCTTTCTCCTTTCGGTGATATTCTGAGAGAAGGCGAGACTCCTTATGCTCATGGTGAGCATCCATACTGCTTTAAGTTCTATCCGTTTATTGATGGCGAGATTCACAGCTTCGTGGAAGATGTGATTGACCAGCAGAGATACGTGAACCGACTTATCACGATGTATGACTTCATCATGCGTGCGAGTGCCAAGGGTGTGCTGCTCTGTCCTGAGGATTGTCTTCCTGATGATATGAGTTGGGATGATTTCTGCGATGAGTGGAGTAGATTCAATGGTGTGGTGAGATACAAGCCAAACAAGAGCGGTCAGGTCCCTCAGCAAGTAGCGAACAACTCTACGAATATCGGCATCGGTGACTTGCTCAGCTATCAGTTGAAGTTTTTCGAGGATATATCGGGCGTGAACGGAGCCTTGCAAGGTAAACCAGGAGTATCAGGTACGAGCGGTTCGCTCTATGCCCAGCAGACTCAGAATGCTACCATGTCGCTGCTTGATATATTGGAGACATTCAGCCAGTTCATCATTGATGGTGCTTACAAGACCGTGAAGAATATGCAGCAGTACTATGACGTGGCTCGTAACTTCAATATCGTTGGTAGGGCAGGACAGATTGTACACTACGACCCTAAGAAGATACGAGACGTTGAGTTTGACATCAACATCACGGAAAGTACGGCTACTCCTGTATACAGACAGATGGCAAATGAGTTCCTTATGACCTTATGGCAGAATCAGGCTATCACGCTGGAGCAGTTGTTGCAAGTAGGAGATTTCCCATTTGGAGAGGAGTTGTTGCAATCGGTTGCATCCAACCAGCAAGCCATTCAGAATGGTGAGACTCCACAAGGATTCTCTCCTCAGCTTCAAGCCCAAGTTGCTCAGGCATCACAGAGCAATCCGAAGGCTCAGGCGATGTTGCAGCAGATGATGAGCGGTCAGGGAGTGAGTCCTGACGGACAGAACCCACCGTTTGCTGCTTAGTTTATAATTTATAGTTAATAGTTTATAGTTATGATTGCAGACAAACCAAGTGACAAGGAATGGTATGGCAATGGGAAACCTGATGCCAGCCAAGGTGGCAACCCGAATGGTGGTGTTGCTTCAGAGACCCAAGGTAGGGAGAATAAGCCCGAACTTTACGAGAATGACGTTATCGGAAAGGTGGCGAAACGCAAGAAAAGCGACATCTGGACGAGGGGTGGGGAGAAGAGAACCAGATTTAAGGACGAATAAAGAAAGGAGGTGTTTTTATCGTAACTGTATTTGTCTGATATTCAGATAGCTACAGAAATATCTACGAGTTTATGGTGCTGCGTTTAAGATATTCGTATCTTTGCAACATCATAAACTTTTAATTTGTATAGGTATGAATTTCGTAGATTTCGTAGAAAAGTATCAGCAGGAAATGGCTCCTGAACAGATGTTGGCTATAGCTAAGGCAGTCGGCAAGTGTCTCTCATGCAAGTTGAGCGATGTGGAGGAGCATCATCTTTGTGCGATGGTGTATGGTGTGTTGAGCGAAGAGCATTTTGACAAACACTTTGCCGATGATGCTATCAGCAAGATGTGGTATGAGGATGCTGACGGAACCAAGCATACGGCTCCTTTCTTCTCGGATGATGAGATAAGAGAAGCCTTTGACAAGCATCAGGATGATATTTCTGACTATACCATCCATGATTTGGCTGTTACTATGAACCTGATGAGAAGTGACCATCATGTGATGCTGGAGCGATATAGCAAAGATGCTGATGAGTTGAAGGAAATGGTGGTTTTGATGGCTATCGAGTATCTGCAAGACCCTGACTGCTTGCATCCTACCAGCAAAATATGGCACACAATAAACGGATAAAGTAACTAATTGGGAATCATTTCTTATCTTTGCATATTATTAATAATATATAAATATAAGATATGACTCCAAATGTACGTGAAGGATTGCAATATGGTGCAGCTATAGGAATGCTAGTGAGTGGTGTTGTACTCACCTTCCTATCATTCTTTCTCAACAATTATGTGGTGTCTGATGGTGTGCTGTGGTATGTCAGTCAGACATTGGTTTACTCTGGAGCAATATTCGGGGTAAACGTTTATTTCAAGACAAAACTAGGCAACTTTGAGAGCAAGGTGAAGGATGAACTCGCAAGTATGCTGAAACAAGTGAAGGAGGGCAAGTAATATGAAGGTAACAAGAGAACAGATTTTGGCTATTATGCCGAATGCCAAGGATAAGGTGGATGCGTTTCTTCCTTATATCAATGGCTATGCTGAGGTGTTCCATATTGATACTCCTAAGCGAATGGCTCATTTCTTGGCTCAAATTGCACATGAGAGTGGAGAACTGAGATACACCAAGGAACTCGGCAACAAGGACTACTTCCATAGGTATGATGTGGGCAAGTTGAAGAACATGCTCGGCAACCTTAAAGATGGTGATGGCTACAAGTATCGGGGTAGGGGCTTGATTCAGATTACTGGCAGAGCCAACTATCAGGCTTATCAGAACAGCAAGTATTGCACTGGTGACATCATGGAGAATCCTCAGTTGCTGGAGCTTCCGCTAGGAGCAACGAAGAGTGCTATGTGGTGGTGGTGGAAACATGACCTGAACAAACTGGCTGATAGTGATAGTTTCGTGGCTATTACCAAGACAATCAATGGTGGAACCAACGGCTTGAAATCAAGACGAAAGTTTCTTACAAGAGCAAAGAAGGTCTTTAATGTTTAGCCTATGAAAGTAAAATGGTACGATACTGATTTTTGGCAAGTAGCACTATACGTGATTGGTATCTTGCTGGTGGCTTTTCTTCTGTCGGGATGCAAGACAAAATACGTCCCGATGGAAAAAGTTATATGTCGGGACGTAGTAAAACACGATACGCTGCATACTTCTGACAGCGTTTTTGTGCGTGATTCCATCTTCCTCAGACAGAAGGGAGATACTTGCTTTCTTGACCGATGGCATGAGAAGAGCATTTATAAAAATGTGTATAAGGTGAAGGTGGATTCCTTCCTGAAAAGAGATTCCATCCCAGTTCCCTACCCAGTTGAAAAACAACTCTCCAAGTGGGAGCAGTTTCAGTTGAAATATGCAGTATGGTCATTTGGGGCACTCTGCATGCTGTTAATCGTATTAGGCTATAAACTCTATAAAAAGATAAAGAATGGCAAATTTCACATTGACAATCACGAAAAGTAACATCTATGAGGAGGTGGCAAAAACTACTGCCTACATAGGCGCAAAGAACAAACTGGAGGATGGAAAGTCGGCATTTGACCAAGTATTTGTGACGGATGCAGACCTGACGATGATTGATAGGTTCTTCAATGAATCGCTCGATTCGTTGAGAAACGTGCTGAAACGGTTTATCTCAGGAGTCTCAGTAGCAGACGTAACTATCACTTGGCAACTCGAAATGCCTAGCAGATTTGATGATAACCTACTCGAATCAATCAAATCCTCTGCCAACTCATTCTTGGTGAACAGCATCATCGGGAAGTGGTGTGAGATTACCGCCAACGACAAGGTGAAGGAGTATGCAGATAACGCTGCTGCATTATTGCTCGACATCAAGGATAAAGCGTTTTTCAAAAAGAAACCAACACGAACAAAAATATCATAATATGGCAAGAAAAGATTTAACGATAACGTTGTATATGAGTGAACTCATTTATGACTTTCAGAACAAGGCATTCCTGACTGGGCGTAGCAGAAGAGCTGCTGACATGGATGCTGAGGCTGCCAGCAATATTCAGGCAAGTGATGATGAAGAAGACAAGAATCAGGCTTTGCGTAGCATTCAGAATGCGTATAGTCAACTGCTTGTGGAGTTAAGTGAATCGGTAAGAACCGGTAGCGGTACAACTGCATCTAACGAGTTAATTGATGGCGATACAAATATTACAATCAATCTATCCCTTCCATCCAATTATCCGCTTGCTTTGAAGGATGCACTTACAAGTTCTATCCATGACTACATTATCAACAAGGCTCTGATGGACTGGTTCGTTATTACCAATCCTAACGAGGCGAAGACTTATTCGGAATTGTCTGTAACAGCTATTAAGAATCTGCATGAGACCTTCAACAGACGTGAGAGACCAAGCAGAACGGCTCCTAACGAATAAGGAAGGAGGTGAGTATGAAAGAATGCAGAACATGCAATCTTGGTTATAAGGTAATGATAGAGCTTCAGAAGAAGGAACTGGTGTTTGACATCAAAAATACGGCTGCTGCCTATGCGGATTCAATCTCTAGTTCTGTAGAGGATTCACACCTGATTCATAACATCTATGATGTGGGCGAGGATGGCAATCGGGATAAACTGGCAAGGATTCTTGACTCAGCGGTAGAAGACTGCAAGGAAATGCTTTTCCGATATACCAAGATGGAAATGCTTGGAGGTGGCTTTGATTCCAATGAGTGGGAAGAGTGTATAGGTTCCCCGACAAATGATGAGGATGCTTATTATCTAGCCATGAGAATGCCAAGTGGATTCTCGAAGACAAGTGTGCATACCATGACGGTATACATTCACGATTATATTGTGAACCAGTCTTTATATGAGTGGTTAATGATTGTTTATCCTGATGGTGCTGATAGATTCTGGGCACTGGCTGAGGATAAGAAAAAGAAGATTAAGGATGCCAGCAACCGCTCGGCTGGTAGAGCAAGAATCGCTTTGCATCCATTTTAGGTTAGTCGTTTAAGGCTAAGATAAAGCAATGGTAGCTATCCATCACGGACTGCTACCCTTTATTGTAATTATAGAAAATAGTAAAAAAATATTTATCTAAGTTTGTTCTGCCATCTTGGTTGGAAAGCAGTAGAAATGCTGCTGATGCTTTCATCAGCGTTCATCTTACCAATGACGGCAACTCTGAAATAGCGGTATGGAGAGCCAACCAAGTTTCTAAGACTATTGTCTATAGAAGAACCGATATAGAACCAATGTTTCATATCGTTGCTTCCAAAAAGAATCTGTCCGTTAGATTTGCTGGAGTCGCACGTCCAATAACCACGGATAAGACAAGTAAACATAGTCTTATGGCTATCTCCCTGACCAAGCTTCAATGGTCGTGTGCAGAAAAAGAAAGGAATGTTGTCACTCGGTTCTTCAACGTAAACATTAACAATCTTTCCTGCACCGTTGATAGCGTATGACTCAGGGTAGCTATTAACTCGCTTGGCGAACACATTCACCATCGTTCCCCACAAATTGCTTTTCAGGGAATACACATACGCATAGCCATAGCTAGGATTGAAGATGATGATACGGCTATCGTAATAGTCGTAAATCATGTCGGCATTTTTCAGATACTTCCTGAATCTAACATAGGCTACTTCTCCATCTTCAAAATCTTGTAGTTCAAGAATAGAGATAGGGTAGTATTGATTTTTCTTGGAATAGCTGTATATTAGAGTGAAGTCGAATGGAAAGCCATCCAATACATCGGTAATGCACTCAGATTCTCGTCCTCGCTGCATCATGATGCCTCGCTCGGTAGGGAACAGAACTGCATCATCAATCTGCAATATACCCTTAGGGTTAGAGCAAATATCTCTGTTGGCTGGCTGTCGGGCAATATAGGTTCCTTCTTCTCCAAGCATCAATACCCAAACACCTTCATCGGTAAAAGCGTAGAGTGGGGCATCACCAAACTGACCTTCGCTGATTGGTCGGGTATTTGCTGCCATTGCACTAACGATGGATGAGCCAACCTGAACACTATTCTTGGCAGGGAAGACTAGAGGATTCTCAGCTTCGCTCACTCTGATAAGTGAAGGCTGGTAAGAATCATCTGAGTTTGATGCGGCAAAACTATCTGCTTTCTGCTTGATTGCATTCCAGTCTGATTCCGTAATATCATACCAATCGCCTCCCATAATATCATCAATACCTCCAGTTAGAGTTTGCACGAAAAATGACAAGCCAAAATTAGAAGGGCTATATAATTTAAAACGTTTTTTACGATACCCAGATGTGCGTTTTTCGTAAACGACAATCTCTTTCACATCACTAATTGGCACAGCGATAATATCCTGATAGTTACCAATATATCCGTTCAGATAGTATGTTCCGTTGTTTGTCGGAATCTCGTATATGGCAGTAAGATATTCTTCATTCTTGTAGCCGTATGGTTGGCGAACCAAACTGGAATCTATGTTCTTTCTGATGCCAGCGATGTGCAGTCTGTTATTGTATGTAATAGCAGTAGTGCCGCCAAATGCTATTCGGTTGAGGTCGGCAAGAGAAATGTTTTCCTCTGCTTGCGTTGGCCTCTTAACAACTTTCGGATGTTCAAATTCACTAAGAGGAATGAATATCGAATGATAGAAAGGCATATTGCCGATGGTGTCGTGAACGTCTCTTGCGTTCATATCATCCAAAAGCACGTAGTCTATATCTCCATAATCAGCAGTACGGATTATTTTATAAGATTTATCTATCTGATAGAAACTTTCGCCATTGGTGAGGAATATATCAACTCCCTGAACAATATCCTCGTATTGCTGCAAGTTGCCCACTTCTCTAATTTCTATGGTGTATTTGTTGATGCCGACACCTGATGTTATAGTCTTTCCGTTTGGAGCATCAGGTTTTACTGGGTCTTTGTATATGTTTATCTTTCTAGAAACAGCGTTAGACTCTGCACTAGGAAGAACGAAAGGGTTTGATATATTGATGTATGTACCATCGTAAAGACGAAGAGCAGCCACACCGAAAACATTTCTTTTGAGATACTCTGTTCCGAGTTCTGCAAGTTTCTTGTTGGCAATCGCATCAAGGTCTGTAAACATCTTCCTCGTACCAATAGCACTTGTATTGTAGTACAAATTGAGATTTCCATCCTCTACAATAAAGTATTTGTAGAAATCATCTCCAGCTTCTACCTTTAAGGTAAGGTCTTGATGATAAGTGTTGGCAATCTCAATACCAAACTGCAAATCATCTTTTCCGAAAATAAGATAAGAACCAGTCTTCCATATAGCATATTTGGTAGTTTTAATACCAACAAAGCATAAGACGTTTCCGATGGCGCAAACAGAGTTGACGTGGAAATCATCGCCAAGCAGGAACTCTGTAGGTGTATCATCTGCTGAATCCTGCTCTATCCATCCCCATCTTTCCCTATCTTTCGGGTCCGAGGTACGTATGATATAGTGGGAGTGAATAGCCTGATTGTGTGTCACCTTATGAACCAGTTCTATTGAACTATATTGGTGTATGGTGATATTCTTGCTACTCTCTACTATTATCGGCTGCTGAATAGGGTGGAGTGCCCCATCCTCGTTGATGAGGTTGAGGCAGGTTGCCAATTCCCCATCCTGACAATCGTAGTCGGATGGAGAGTGGGTAAGCCCTTTGAGTATTACTTCTTGTCTTGTTGCCATGTGATTAAATTTGAGTTCGGTCGCATGATTTCGTAATAGGGTTCTCCTTTTTGTGACTTGCGTGGGATGCAAGTCAGGCGAACCATTCTGTTGAGAGGAAGGTTGTACTCATCAAGGATGGCGGTGATGGAAGGGTAGTCACTTCTGAAACCTACCTTCTTATACTTCTGATTAAATTGAAGCTGAGCGAAGGTGGTGTTGGCTTTGCGAAGTTCTTCCCAGTCCTCACGCATGCAGAATCCGTATGTACCTCGGTCAGATAACCTGAACACGAAGATGGAATTGTCTGTTCGCTCCTTCTGCATGATATGGTCATAGATGCCCTTGGAGAGCGTGACCGAGTTGGCTCTTCCGTCCAGTACCACAAAAACGTTGCGGTGCCTGAAACCATTGACTTTATCTATTAAATACTTGAATTTCATGTTGCAAATATAATATGAAAAGTGATAAAATGTATATTATCCGTTAACTTTCTCTTTCCGCTTTGGTCTGCCATTGCGGTTGCCATACTTGGTGATGATGGCAGATGCTCGCTCTGAGCGGTAACAGCCACATGATTTGGTTCGTCCGTCACGAAGAGCAGAACCTAGAACCGTACAACCCCTGCCACAATCACACTTGCATATCCAGAACGCACCATGCTGGTGGTTCTCTTTATCAGATTTTCGGCAGACGAGTAATCTGCCGAAACGCTGTCCAGTAAGGTCTATCAACTTTCCCATACTACTTCTCTGCCAGTTTCTTTGCCTCTTCAACTGATACTGGCTTTCCGCTAAGAGGAATGCGGAAGTCGAACTTTGAACGGAAACCGTAATAGCCTACGAAATCGAAGCTCTGTTTCATACGCTCGTCTGTGGTGATGTATTTCTTGTAAGCCTTCACCTCCTTCTCTGAGCGGTAGATGGTAGAGTTGACGAAGTAGGAACTGGTTCCCTTGTTAGCGATTACTGCAATAAAGAACTGCTTACCAAGGAACTTCTCCTTGATACGCTGAATGATTGAGATTTTCTTTGTATTCATATATAAAATTTGATTAATTATTAAGAAGAATGCAGATAGGCTGCACTCTTAAAACTATTCGATTCCACAAGATACGATACCATCTTCTTTGTTGATACCTCGGAAGTGCTCGCATCGCTGGCAAGCAAGGCTACCTACCATCAGTATTTCATGGGTGTACTTGCCTTGAATGCCGAATGGGCATGGAGTGGTGTACTCGAAGTGCCCACCGACAAATTCATTGACGTTAAATTTTGGATATTTCATAGTCTAATTTTATACGTTCACCGATTAGAAATAAAGTAGTTTTCTCTATAAATAGGAAAAACATTTGTTTGTGTCTTTCCACATGATTTTGGTTCAGGACAGAATCCTCTATAGATACATTGTGGGACACAAGCAGCAGCAAGACGTGGTTCGATTTTCCTCAACTCTTCAATCACTTGTATCCATATCTTTCTTGTCTCGTAGGATGCTTTGTTGCAGAGTCTTAGCTTGGAGATATTGATAATTTCCTGAGCGTTGAGGGATAACTGCAAGTTGACCAAATCATCCTGACGCATATCGTGACGAGATACATTGGAGCCAGTAATATCTGGTCTAGATGTGGAAACGAATGGCTGAGCATGAACATGGCGAACAAAATGGTTACTCACCCAGTATGGTATGCCATACATCTTAATATCGAACTCCAATTCTCTGAGCGGTGAATGCTCGCTGAGAATCATCTGTTTCTTGAACTCATCGCTAGGCTCATGACCCAGCGGTTCCTTGCCTTGTGTGAACCGAGCAGCATCCACTACACGCTGCCAGTCCGTTACTCTTCTGATTTCTATCTTCATGGAATATTTTTTTTAGATAGCTTATAAATTTTCAAACTCTTCATTTAAACCCAGTTTCTCTTTCTCAATAAAATCTTTGAATCTAGAGACAAAATCCTTGTCGGTTGCAATCTCTGAAAAATTGTGATTAAAAACTGCTTTATAATTGAAGCTCCACTCTACATCGTCAAACTTATCGATACAATCTTTCAAATCATCAAGTTTACTGATGGTAGAAAGAATTTGTTCTGCTCTTTTGTAATTCTCTATCTTCATAATTTCTTCTTTAAAAAATTATACTTAATTATCGCCAAGAATATCATTGATTTTCTTTCTGATGAACTCATCAGAAGAACTCTCCTTTATTAGAGCATCAATGTCTGGTAACTCTGCATCAACTTTGTCTTCTTGCATTTTTGAGGTAAGCATACCCATTACCAGTTTTACCCAAGAACTATTTGCCATATCTGCCAATGATTCCTTTTGGCTTTCATAGGCTTTCCAAGCATGTTCTATTTTTATCAGGCTTTTCACTAGCAGGATGCCATAAATTCTTCAAGAACTCATTGATAGCCCACTTAGCACCTTCTTTGAAGCTATCTTTGCCCCTAAGACAAATCATTTCTTCCTCAACCTCGCCACTATTGTATCTAGCATACTCTGTCTCAATATGCTTATTAGCAGCTTCTTCTATTTTCTTATCGTCTATCATAATTATCTTCCTTTCTTACTATTTTTATCCAATACCTCTTTAATCTCGAAATATTGAGCCTTTATAAATTTTTCCATCTCTGACTTGGTTATTCTACCAATAACTGAAATATACCCATCCCTTACAGATACTGAGAAATAATCAGTATTGATAAAACTAATGTTAACATCTATGATTTCATCATTCATACCTAGTCCTCCATATCTTTATTCTTTGCCTAAAAGTTCTTCATTCCCTATGTAAGGAATGCACTCCATGAAGGCTGCACCGCCAACCATTATATGAACACCTTCTTTGTTCTTATAGGCATACTGGAAGAGATTATACGCTTTCATGTCGTAGCAAGCTATGCTTTTGCAGAGGACATAATCTAATGGCTTGAACTCAGGCTGAGTCTTCTCAATTTCCAAGGTCTCCATGTTCAACTTGCCACCCAATATTTTCTCTATAGTGTTGGTATAGGTCTGAGCAATATCACTTTTTTCAGTATCGAAATCTTGCGTCTTAACAAGACTACATGTATGAGTATAATTATATCCATGTTTAGTTGTCTCATAGTATAACTTACCTATAAAAGTTGTATATGTATCATCGTTAAACTTATCAAAGATAATATGTGAGTTATTGTCTTTATTGACTAACACATCACCCTTCTTCCAAAATTTGCGCCAGTCTCGCATTTCCTTTGATGGGAATAGCAGTATTTCTGATTCTTTATAAGCTGCATATCTACCATCATATAGAAAATCATTTATTGTGGAATGATGCAGTACATTTATATCATTTCTTACACCTATATGTGAAAGATATACATCACCATACAAAGGCGAATACAACTTTGTATTTACTGGCTTATCCTTTAGAATTTCCGCTACATTAATCTTTGTTTCCATATTACTTCACCCTTTTAAATTGAACATTCTTTTTGTCTTTTCGCTCGGTTGCGGCACAACAAATATCTTTGCAGATATTTTCATAAATATTGCTGCTTATCTCGTCAAAGAAGCAACCATTACATTCTTCTGTCTCGCTTTCAACCACCTTCAAGACGATTTCTGAGCCTATAGGTAAATCTTCCATAACTTTAATTCCTCATTATGTGACACTTTACAACCTTGTTTACTGCAAGAGGTTGTGATTTATTAAATTGCTCGATGATATTGCGTTCCATCTGCTCAGGGAAGATGGGCTTGGTGGGCTTTGGAATGTAGATGGTAGCTAGTAGCTTGCTGACATCACTCAAAGTCATTAAGCACCTTCTTGAAATCTGTTCTATTCCAAACATAATTTTGTCCTCCTAATATTTGCATCCGTGAAGATACGGACGAGATTCGTTATACTGCATTTTCAACTTGATGTGCTCCATCAGGTCGATATTGTGATTGTGGGCGATTGCGAAAGTCCGCATAAGAATATTCTGTAGAGTTTTTGATACGAACCAATAAGATGATTCATTATCAACAAACGAACTAAACTTTCCATTTAACCGATATAAATCGGCTGCGATATTGCTCCTATGAATCTTGTTTTGAATCGTGTATTGAATCCTGCCAATTTCATATTCATCAGAAAGAACAGAATTGCTATTTATTTTAATAGGGCTTTTGCTGTTCATCCATCCTAAGAGGGATAAGATACGGATGGCAATATCAGCGAACTCGGATTCAACCGTTCCTTCAAGAGCGTTCTTGTAGGCGGTAGGAATATCTCTGCCCATCTGAATCTCGCTCTCATAGTCTTCAATACTTCCGTGGCGATTGTGTCGGTCTGCCTGAACAGCTTCTGCCATTTCTGTGATGATGAGCATCAATTCGGTTTCTATTTCTGTGCTCTCAGTATAAAAACCATGCTTGTAGGCATTCTCAAAAGCATCTCCTGCTAAGGATGCCAGTTCTTTCTGCGTTATAATTTTCATATTGTTCTTGATTTATTATTTTCTGATAGTGAATGCCATATCGTTGAGGGTGCGGCACCAGTTTATCTTACCTTCTGCGCATAACTCGTTGAGGGTTTTATAAGGATGCTGGAATCCTCTGTTGATGATTTCGGCTGTGAGGACGTGGGGCGGCACGATGTGGGCAGCTTCACGCTCTGCCTGAATCTCTGCGATGATGGCTAGGATTTTTTCTTTCTCTGTCTTCATTTGGCGAAGGTAAAAATGAGACGTGTGTGACTTCGGACTGGAACATTAATAGTTCCCACATTCCGTTCAAGTCTTGTTGGTACCACAAGCCATCGTGCATTGTTCCGATGATTGGGTTGCCTTTGTACCATATTACCATGGTCTTGTGGGTGAACATGGCTTTGTGCGCTTTGCTGATACGCTTGCCTATCTTGATATATCCAAAAATATCCATAAGCTAGAAGAGTGATAGCTGACCAGTCTTGTCGTGGTAGTGATTCCCTGAAGGGAATATCAGTTCCTCGAACATGGCGGTCAGGCAGTTGGTTACTATTGAATTTCCTGCTAGGGCATAGAGTTTGCTCTTGCTGATAATGAGTTGACCAGACTTCTCCTTGCTCAGGAGTTTGTCTATATCAGCTTCGTGAACTCCCATCAGTCGGAAACAATCTCTTGGAGTGTACTTCCTGATTTGTATGGAGTATTTCTTTCCGTTTGGTGCGGTGTGAATGATTTCTTTGTTCATTATGGTTACGAATGTCATATCTCTTTGACGATTAAGAATAGTGGGATGCAATTACCTCCGTGACCCATAGCAGAATTGAGAGTAGGGGAGATTCCCTTGGTGGAGTAGACTCTGGTCTGCTGCTCTATCCTGCCTTTGATTTGGAGGTTTGCTAGCTTTATAATTTTGTCGCACATTATAATTTCTTGATGATTAAAATTGCGTTGGCACAACTTCCAGTTGGTGCAAGATAGTTGGCTAAACTTGTTTTATAATAGCTGCTTCGGATGGTTCTACTTAAACCATCTACGTCTGAGTTGATGAGGAGTTTTCTGCTTGTAACTTTTTGATTATCAGCACCCCCCCCTTAGGGAAATGGTCAACACCAAGAAGATTGGCTATGCTGATTCCTGCACCAAATGATGATGTGATGGTTGGCGAGCATCCATCAGCAGTTTTCGGTATTGCTATCTTCGGGGTAGAGTTTTTCGATTGATTCATTGATGTCTGCTTTGGTGAGATACTTTTCGAGAAGGGGCTGGGATAGGAAATATTCGGGAGATACGTTGTCTTCCAAGATGTCCTCAACCGTTGTCTCTAACTTGATAGGCGAAGGGAAGTGATACTCTGGGTTCGGCTCGTCCTCTGTTCTGAGTATGGAGATAACGAAGATACGTTCACGATGTTGAGGTACACCATAATCTTTTGCGTCCAGTACCTTGTAGAAGGAGGTGTAACCGAAGGAGTCGAGGTCTTTGAGGTACTGGAAGAAGTACTTCCTCATCTTATCTGTGAGTAGACCTTTCACGTTCTCTAGCATAACGTACTTTGGTTTCTTGACTGCCAGCATTCTTTTCTCATGAAAGATAAGGGATGAGCGTGTGCCGCTGCCTTCCTCTGCTCCTTTGCGAAGTCCTGCATTGGAGAAATCTTGGCATGGTGAAGACCATGATATGAAGTCGAAGTCGGGAACCTCATTCCAGTCTATCCTTGTCACGTCTCCGAAGTTAGGTATGTCTCTTCCGTGCAGTAGTCCGTAGGCTTGGATGGCTGATGGTTCTATCTCTGAGTAGCCCACTACCTTGAAATCGAACTCAGGATGCTTATCTTTGAGGTACTTGAAGGCTAGGCTCTGACTTCCATATCCTGCGAATGCCTCAAAGACTCTGAGAGGATGCTGCTTGTTGTACTTACTGATTGCTATCATTTTGGTAAACAGATTTGTGGTTTATGGATTCCATTGGATGCCCAAGCGTTCCAAGGTTCCGTTATCACGATATATCTCCAACTGCTTTCGGCATAGGCTATGAGGATTCTTTTGCAGAAGCTCTATCATACCAATGATGCGTGTCTTGAAAACGTTGTCCTTATCCGCATTTGTCACGTTCTGTTCAGCCCTCGTCTTTGCGATGAGTTGACTGATTTCGGAAGGATTCTCGTTAACGGATGCTGGCGGTGGTGTTGCTCCGATGAGTTCGTCTTCCCATCCTCGCTGGTTAAGGAAGGTTTGGAAGTTCTTTCTGAACTGCTTGTCTGGCTTTGAGATTACATAGAGAGGTATGTACTCTATAGCTGCCTTGCGGTCTTTCAGACTCATGGAGTTCCATTTCTTCTCGAGCTTGGTTTTGCAGCCAACTTTCTTATCGTACAAGTTCCATGCTCGCTCAAAGGTATATTCGTCTTTGACTTCCTTTGGTGGAGCAGTAATCTTGTAGCCATTCTCTTCTAGAAACTGGATGGCTTGTTTGATTTCATCTGTCATAGTTCACCATTTAAATAATTGTCGATTGCTTGGATAAATTCATCTATAGACCGGACGATGATGTACTTGCCACCATGTCGTTCTACTTCATACTGGAATACCTTCTGTTCGGGTTCCTGCCTACCTTTCGGTGTTTTGTTTTCTATGCAGAGAAAACCGTACTGGGAGGTGCGCTTCAGAAGCAGCATATCAGATACTCCTGCCTTCATACCTTCTTCTTTGAGCCATGCGGCTTGTCGGGTAGTTCGCTTGCCACCATTGGGAACGGCAAAGAAGACTCCTTCAAGGTCAGGATATACCCCACGGATATACCTGACCTCTGCGGCTTGCAAATTGTGCTCATCGTAGGATGAACGCTTGCGTATCTTCTTACCTTCCTGCTGTAGCTTTGCTTTGATTTCAGCGTAGCTTGCCATTACCAGTCGGTTGAGAAAAGGTCGTTGAGAGAATCTTCACCCATCAAGCGGATGGCTTCCTTTGTAAGTTCTTGCGACTTGAAGTAAACACTCGCTTTGTTCAATTTTCTTGTGTACATTTCGATAAATGTATCACCATCTTTATTGATATTCCATTTTTCATCGTCTCTGTCGAAGTTCGGTTTCCAGCCACCATTGAGATACTTGGCGATGTTCTGCAACTTGTTGAAAGCATTCAAACGTTTTACCTGAGCCTCGCTAGTGCAGTTATCAACATCATTGTAATTTGAAGGTGATGCTTTGTCTGTATCGACACCACCTTTATAAGACCAGTATATCTTCTTTCCAAAGAATAACTCCTTGCAAATATCATCATAAGTGATAGGCTTGCCTTCCCCTGCATCAGTAGGATTCTCGTCTCCTTCAATCTTCTGACGAACCATCAACTTACCATCCTCAGCGAAGAAGAACTGGAGGTTATCAGGGATAGGGTACTCTACTGCCGAACCATCAGCAGGAATGCGCAACTTAGATAAGGTTGCCTTTCCGTTATTGATGTTGGTAACGTCCTGATTGCTGATGCCTTCTGCATGAATATCAGGAGTCTCTTCCTCGGAAATCTCTGCCATCTTCTTGGCAATCATGTCTACACCTTTGCCAACGATTGCTCCGAAAAGCATCTGTGCAAATGGTGGTAACTCTGGGGTGTTGTTGCGCTGACGATTACGTCTGTTGTTGCGCTTTTCGTTTCTACGTGTCATATCAACTATAATTTTGTAAAATTTTATTAAATTCGTCTTCTGTAACACCATCTGCATAGAGTATCGTGAGGATGGTGTCTAAGACTCTACTATATACTTCATTAAAGGCTGGCTCATCCATCTTTGCGAAGGAGATAGACTTGGCTCTCTCCAAGAACTTCTGTCCGTTTAGGTCGTAAAGCGGTTCGCTGAATCCTGATGTTATCAGAAGCTGCTCACGGAATGTGTCTATAGAACGTAGGTTTGTGCGCTGCTGCTCTGTGAGACAATCCCATGCTGCTCTGATAAGGGAGAAGAACTTTCGGTGAAACTTAATGTTCCTTGGTCGAACTATGTTTGCCTTGATGATGGAACCAACCTTTATCTTTTTCATTTCCTCGTAATCATCATCCGTGTAAGGGCGAAGACCAGTGGAGGTTCTTACTAGATGGATTTCCATATCTTATATATTATTGGTTTGGGGCAGGGAAGGGAAGACCCTGCTGCTGACCACCTGCATATTGAGCGTTCTGCTGAATAGGTTGACCGCTTGCGTTAACCTGAGGGGGAAACTGCTGTGTCTGACTCTGTGGTGCTGTCTGCTGTTGTGGGTTATACCCATAAACTGGCTGAGGTGCTGCGCCAACCTGACTATGGACAACCTGACCTTGCGGCTGGTCATTTGGTCGCTCCACCTTCCAACAATCCAACTGATTGAACCAACGTCCTTCCTTTGACTGGCGTGCCTTCAATCCGATGTGGGCGGTGATGATTTCTCCTAACTGAATGCCGAACTGCTGAATCTTGTCTGAACCATAAACTTGGATAACGGCTCTTGAAGGGTACTGCTCGTTCAACTCTTCGATAGTGTATTCACAAGAACTCCATTGGGTTCCGTTTTGGGAAGTTCCCATTTGAACTTGCCCTGCTGCAATAATCTTGCCTGTAAACTTTACGTTCATATCTATACTTAATTAAGTTTGATTCTTATTGACGGCTTGGTGGTCGTTTCTTTCAGATAGTACTCGTAGTGTTCTGGCTCCGTGTCTTTGAACAGCTTCGTGTCGAAGGTTTTCTTGGTGGTAGCTGCCACATAAGAGTAAGAACCGATGTTGGTCTTGATGGATTTCTGCTTGTTGGCTTCCATCATCTTCATCATCTGCTCCTTCAAATCATCCTGCTTAATTTTCAGGGCATCCATACGAGCGGAAACTAGTCTGTACTCCTGCTCTAGTGCCGAGAACTGCTCAGGAACTTCCACCTTATACTGATAGTCTGTATCATCAGCGAGATAAGCGTTGATTAAATCGTCAATCTGATAATCTGCTACCCTAGGTAGCGGCTGGAACTTGCTCTGTCCGTTCTTGAACCACATACAAACAATCTCCTTCACCTTCAAGTCAGGATTCTGCTCCTCGAACCATCTTGCATAGATGGATAGCTGGAGCGATACATTGTCGTAGTGGAGGGTGGCGGTGGTCTTGTAATCTACCAGATAGATGTTGCCTTCTTTATCGGCAAAGATTCCATCAATGGCAGATGCGAAGTTCTCGCCATCTGTAACAAGATACTCGGATGCTACATAGTGTAAATCGTATGCGACTAACATACTATGGAAGGCTTGAAGCTCTTCTGTAGGGTTCGGGTACTGCTTGATGTCTGCATCGAAGATAGAACAGAAGGTTTCAAAGGTGTTATGGATAAGACCTCCTCGCTCTGCTGCCTTCATCAATACCGATTCAGGAATATTCTTATAGGTGTCGGGGAAGGCTTTCTTGATGAGCGTTCCCGTTACTCCTTTCAGTTCCTTCTTGCCAATGAAGTACTGATGAGACTCCTCAATGAATGTGACCTTTGGCACATTCAGGGTTATTTTCTTTGTTTCTGCTGTCATATTATTGTAATCCTAATTCTTTCTTCTTAGCTGATACTGCTTGCATGAACTGAGGGTTGACGGTGAGCGGCTTGTATGTTTGAACTACCCATATCAGATTGTCTTTCGTGACACATCTGCTAAGGTATGCCAATCCTTCGTTCAAGTCATTTGTGTGATACTGGGGTGTTGCTGGCTGCTGTACGGCTTGTGCTGCCTGAGCGGTTGGATGCTGAGCCTGTGTCTGCTGCTGCGCTGCTCTACTATCCTGAGCACCATACTTGCTATCAATATCTATGATGTCTTTTCCTGCCTCGAAATAAACGTCTGCTGCTACACCCAGTGCCTTCATAGCAACCGACAAGGCATCTGTGAGTGCCATCTTGTAGCATTCATCAGATACGTATGCACCCTTGCTTTCCATTGAAACTTCTGACGAACCTCCTGTTCCTTGGATGGCATCTGACCATTCTCCGTTCACCTTGATAAAGAGGTCGATGTTGCAATAGGCTTTTACTTCGCTTCCGAAAGTCTCTGTCCACTGCTTGGTGATTACGTACTTCCAACCGATTCCGCACACACCAAACTGCTCTGTCATTGCCTTTATGCGCCACATTGGGTTGATGTCGTGTTTTCCTCTAAGTCTTCCTGACTGAATTTGTCGGAGTGCCTGTTGAGGAACGACTTTGAGTTTGTTGTAATAATCTAAATTACCCATATCTTTTATGTATTAAGTTGTTATTGATATTTCCATTCATAGCGGCTGCATTTGTAGCCACCATCTGGGTTCTTATTCGGGTTGTCACACATGGTCGAGAAGAGACAATCGTAACAACTATTTGCTTTATATCTCATATTGTATGGTTTAAATGTTCAAATTAAAAGCCCCACGATTCTCACGAATGGTGGGGAAGAGAGTTTTTTATTTTAGTTTAACCTGAGCGGTCGCTACCGCATCGCAAATGTAATCTGTATGAAACACACTAATATGTCAATATTTGCAATTTCCTTAATAAAGGAGGGGCTGCTAAATGTAATGAGAAAACAGACACCTCCGTGGAGCGACATCTATACAATCTTGCCGGATGCTGAATCGCTCCTTGGTTCCCTTCTGCATTTATGGAGGCTTAGGACTCCCAGCACTAGTAATCGCACATATTGTGATATATCTGATTTCTATAAAATAACCAATTATAACTATTGAACCGAATAGAAAAAAGAAAGCGTGCTGGCTGCATTAGAACCGATTTGTAGTTGTGCGCTCCTACCTTTAGATGCTACCTTATTATATAAGGGTCACGGCATCAGGTCTGCTTCTTCACAAGTGAACTCCAAGTTTTTCCAAATTCCACCTATCAGGTGTATGTACTCGCTTGCCACTTCCACGTCTAAGCACCATCTGTGGTTAATGATGCTCCTTTTGGGTACGTGTACCTCTCTAGGAAGGTTTATCCTATCCGATATAAAGCCTTGGAATCGGGCTATATGGGGCGCAAGGTGGGACTCGAACCCACGACCTCGAAGGCTCATAAACCTTCATACTCTACCAATTGAGTTACTTGCGCTGGGTAAAAACTTAAAACATGTAAAATTATAACGACTAAAGTTATAGTGGAGACTGGGAGTAGCAAACTCCAAAAAACCTCTGCTGTTTTCGAAGACTGAAACATTATAAGACTTAACACATTAATAACTTAATACTTAACTATTCTTGTGAGGTTCAATCTCCATATATCTTACTTGCCTACCTCATTGAAGTAGGAGTGAATTTCCTTAACGGCAACAGCGATAGTGATTACGCTAGCTACCAACATTACATCTGCTATCATAAGTTTATCTGTTTAATGGGTAAAACAATAGGCTGCTGCCTCTGATTTCAACTCTGCCATGCTCTTTCTGCGGTTCTGAGTCATCCACTCTTCCAACTCGCTCTTCTTGAAGTAGAGTCGGTTGACATTTGGTTTATAGCAAGGAATGATGCGGTTCCTGACGTTCTCTCTCACTCCTCTAACCGTCATACCAAGAATGATTGCAGCTTCATTAATGTTGAGCACATTCTTTGCAGCTATGAGCGAATACTGCTCTATGCGGTCTAGCTGCTCCTTAATCTCTGGGTCTATCATATCAGTTGAATTTGATGGTTTGTTGACTTGCACTAGCTGCCTTGGCTGGCTCTGTTCTACCAGTGCCCTTATCGCTGGGAGTGTTCTCCTGCTCTATTAAGGGGAGAATGCCATTCGCTTTGAGTGATTCATATAGGAAGATTCTTCCTTTCGTTGTCCACTCGGTGTTGTACTTCACATCGTGCTGACCATCCTTGCGGATGATGTCTACTGCTCTGCTGTGAACATATCCACCTTCGAGGAATTGCGCAAACAATATCCATTGACCTCTTACCTTGTGTTGGATTCTCATAGACTCCAACTCCTTGTTTAACCTCATGGCACTCATTCCGTAGTCCTGAGCAATCTGAGTAACAGTCATGGTGGCATTACTCTGCAAGATTTTGTCGTAGTAGCTAACCTTAGGCAGCATTTCGGTAATCTTGTTGCCAAGTTCCATGTTCTCCTTGCTGATAGTGATGATTTGTTCTTGCTGCTTCTTGTTCTCCAAAGCTAGCTGCTGTTTCTCTTCCTCAGCCTTGACCAGAGATTTGAGAGCTTCGAGATAGTTCTGAGGAACTGATGGATTGGATTGCTCAATCTGTCTCTTCATAGCGTTGAAGGCTTCGATGTATTTCAGTTTGAACTCCATCGCCTTCTTTCCATTGAATCCCATCGCTAGCAGAGTGAAACCATCTTGGTTCATAATGAACATAGGATAACTCTGTTTATTCTGCTCGTTGATGTGGGTCGTTTCTTCAAACATCGGGGTCTCGTCATTTTTAACGATACCCCCTTGAAGTATCTTCCTTATCGCTTTGAGAACATTATCATGAGGTTTCTCAAAGACCTCAGCAACCAGTTTACTATTTGTTAGGGGTTGGTTACCTTCACCTCTATAAACGATTTCATTCATATTGCCTCCTTTTTTATTATTAAAGGAACACTACCTTGTCTGCCTTAACACCTCCGAACTCATTCAGGGCATCATTCCTGATGTCTTCGGCTTGCTTGCTCTGACTTCTAAAACCTAGAGCATTGTAGATGGTTTCCCTTCGGCATCCATATCGCTCAGCAAGTTTTTTACGTCCTTCGGGCGAAACTTTGATAATTTTTATCTTTTTTGCTTGCATATCTTAATTTTTTGTTGTACTTTTGCATCTAACAATTAAGCAACTTGTTGTTTACGAGTGCAAAGGTAAGCAAATCCGCCTAACTAACCAAATATTTTTTGGAAAAAGTTATCCCGATTTGCATAGTTTAAGTATGATTTAAAAATGCAAAATGTATGGAAACAGCTGTGTATCAAAGAATTAAAGCGTATATTGATGATAATCGTATATCATTGAATGCTTTGGCAAAAACGCTTAATATGAATCAATCTACGGTTCTTAGACAAGTTAAAGGTGAGCAGACGTTGTCTTCTACTTTGGTAGAGAACTTCCTAAAAGCCTACCCAGATGTGTCTGCTGAATGGTTGATGCGTGGTGTTGAACCTATAGAGCTAGGCAAAACTGCCGAATATATTGCAGAAAAGACTAGTGCGTATTATGCTGCTGATGCTATTCATCCTAAAGAATCAGATTCTGATGATTCTGTCTGGAAGGCGAAGTATGAAGAGTTAGAGAAACGCTATGACCAGCTATTGTCCATCTTGGGTGGTGGCATGAGACAAGCAAATGTAGGATAATTAAAATGTGGCGAGCAAAATGAATGTGTTAAGATGGATTGGTATTATCCCTGCTTCTATAGTAGGAATGTATGTGTGTTATTTGTTTTCCATGTTGGCTGGTTATTTGAACTTTGGATGGGGAGTAACCATTAATGGGGAAACGATTAATATAGTCGGTGCTATAGTTTCGGTATTAGCGAATGGATTTGCTGGATATGGATTTGTCTATTGTGGTGCTTACGTTGCTCCAAGATATAAAGGTGTCACGGCATTACTATTGATGATTGTTCTTGTGATTGGTGTGATATTTGGAATTTACCAAGATTTCACTTTAGGGCGAGCAACTATATTGGAGACTATTAAGTTGCTGGTAAATCCTATTGGCTCATATATTGCTTTTGAGTCAATTAAAGAAGATGTTATAGCAAACATAAAAACACCTGAAAGACCGATGCAGGATTTCGGTGAAAGTAGGGAAGACTACATGAAAAGAGTGAATGAATATCGTGATAAAAAGAAAGAGATAGAGTCACATAAATGGTATAACTTATAAAATATATAATATGAAGAAGTTTGTTTATTATTCAGTATTGGTAGCGACATTCATTGGCTTGTGGGCAATAATGATTACTATCTTCGTAGTATTGGAAAACTTTGGCTATAAGGCTGGAGGTGTTCTTTTCGGTGTTGGCTTTGCAATCATCCTTGGAATCATAGGTGGTATTAAACCTTGGCTAAAGAAGAAGCTCGAAAAGAAATATGGTAAGTGAAAAAACAATTTCCATAACTAGGAAAAAATATTTTCCCAACTAGAAAAATAATAATCTCTGCAAGGCTGGCTACCTTACAGAGATTTTTTATTCCTTATCGAAGAACTTATCAATCAGCCCCATCGCTTCATCCTTCTTCTTATCCACAATCTTAGCATAAATCTCGGTAGTGGATATTCGGGAGTGACCGAGTAGCTTGCTGGTGGTGTATATGTCGGCTCCAAGCGTGAGCATCATGGTGGCGAAGGTGTGCCGAGCGGTATGGAAGGATATATTCTTCTTGATTCCTGCTGCCTTCGCCCATACCTTAATATGATAGTTGATGTTCGGCTGCTGGCATAGTTCATAGAATACCAGTTCATCTTTCGTCTTTTCAGGCAACCATTTCATCGCCTCGTTGGATAGCTGATAGCTGACAACTCGCTGAGTCTTCTCCATCGTCTTGGTCAGGCGGTAGGATGATGTTCCGTCAGGATTCTTCACCTCTTCTATATCGCTCCATTTCAGCTTCCTGATGTCCGAGATACGAAGACCCGAAAAGCATGAGAACATGAATGCTTGCTTGGTATGCTTGCTGTAGCATTCCGTTGCAGCCAGTTTCTTCACCTCCTCAATATCTAGGTATACTCGCTCGCTCTCAGGAGACCCGAACTTATAGCTTGGGTCTATGAGCGATAGGGGATTCATCTGTATGATTCCGTCACGGACAGCCTGATTCAGAACCGTACCAAAGCAAGTAAGGTACACCTTCTTGGTTACTTCGCTGAACGGCTGTCCACCTCTCTTGGTGGCAGTTCTCAGATATTCTATCCACTTCATGCAAAACTTCTTGTCTATGTCAACCATCTTGGTAGACTCGCCACAAAACTTGATGATGTGCTTCTTCACATTCTCAATGGTCTTGCTGGATTCGTCCGACCTACTAGCCTTCTGCTTGGCAACCTTCACGATGTCTAGCCATTCTACCAAGCGCATGTTCTTGTTACTGCTGAATACTCCTGCCTTTCGGTTTTTCAAGTCGAGAACCCTCTGAGCCTTGATGATATTCGCACTAGCCATCGTCTCAGCATTCTTCATCCTTGCCTTCGCTCTTTCTCTACCAACCTCTGGGATGAGGTATAGCTTTAGAAATTCATAACTTCTCTTTCCGTCCATATAGATGTCCAGATAGATACTCTTGTTTCCGTTGGCAAGTTCCTTGAATCTGATAGTGACTGGCTCCTTGTCGATTGTTTTCTTCCTTCCCATAAGCCTACATTTGTAAATCTGCTGCAAAGATAAGCATTTTTTTTGTTACTTGCAAATTTTCGGTAACAAAATAGTAACAAAACTACAACATATCTATTGTATATCTACCTGTCAGGTATTATACGGATAATTATTTTTCCGTATAAATAAGATGTTGATAACCAAGCAGGTAGGTATACAATAGATATACAAAAGGAGTACTTTCACAAGCACTCCTTCTCATATTATACAAAAACATTATGAATTATTTCTATTAGCGAACAAGATTTTAATTTCTATCTTTGTCTCAATTATCTAAAAGTTTCAAACGTTCACCAGAATTGCTTTTGGCAAGGGGCAATTCCTACTCGTAGGATAACCTCAGTTCTGATGTTTATCATTTACGGTTGCAAAGGTACGAAGATTTTTATAATTGTGCAATACCTAAAAATGGGGGTTTTGATGAATACCTAGAAATGAGGAATAAAATGGGGGAGAATAGATATGAAAAAAGGAAGTCCTTATTGAAGAACTTCCTTTTTTATGAGGTGTCTAGCGGAGTCGAACCGCTCTACACGGTTTTGCAGACCGTTACCTAACCGCTCGGTTAAGACACCTTGTGTAGAATAATCATTTCTGATTTGCGAGTGCAAAGGTACTACTTTTTATTGGTTCTACCAAATTTTTATGCAACTTTTTTAATTAAAACAATCACTTTCTTTGTATCTTGCTCATAATGAACGGGTTCTGAAATGCTTTATTTTTTGTCTGGTTTCCTCGTAGCATGACAGTAAAAGTAGTTTTAGCAGCTCTTTTATGAGAGCTACTCTTGTTCTTTCCGTTGAGTAGCCTCTTTCTTTTTGTTCTTTTGGCATTTCTTAACGAATGGGCAACCTGAACATTGATAGTTTTTACACTCTCGTGCTTGTTTGATGGAGCGGTAGATACAAATGGCGGCATACGTGACGCATGCCGCCAATATGATTGCTATGATGATATACTGTATCATAAGCATAGGTAAATTAACATAATACTAACCTACTGCGTTATAACCATTGGTTGAGTTTTTGCGCATGATGTCGCGGATGTTCATCTCCTTGAAACCCTCTGCGCGTTTCTGCTCTTCAAGCTCTTTCTCTTCCTCGATGTCCTTTTCTGAACGGGTGAAAGTGAAAGCCTTGTACTTAAATTCTGCAATCGCCCAACCTACGAGGCCCACAGCGATCAATGCAACAAATCCAATTAATGCGTTCAT